GTGGTTGATAGTTTGGTCCTTTTAAAACCTTCCCGTCATGACGACGGATAGGCTTATTATCTAGACCAAGTTTTGATAGGTTTGATTTATGTACGCGGTCCATAGCTTCTTCTAGATCCCATTCCATATTTTCTGCATACTGAAAGCAGACGTATACAAGATCTGCTAGTTCCTTCAGTTCATCTTCATAGCCTTCTTCTGTAGCTGCATACATGAACTCTTTGAACTCCTCAACGATCAAATCCCGTTGCATAGTCCGGCTCTCCTTGGAGTTCTGGATCCCATAAGCTGTTCGGAACTCCACTGCTTGGTCTTGAAGGGATTGATTCTGTAAGTGTGTGTTGTAATTCATTCGTAAGATAGTGGATAGCTTTTTTAAGGTCTTGCCTTTTCGTCTCAGCATTCTTGTGACCGGCTCGGCACACATACTTAATAACATTACCTAGATGATAATTCAGTTCTTGGTCTCGGATGAAGTCCCAAACTTCAATGTTTCCTCGGGTGTAGTGACGGGGAGATTCCATTCCTTTAGTAGTTGTCCTATGTTATTGGTTAAAATAAAGTTAGTTTTCTGTAGAGCTAAAAACAATTCAATCATCTCTTGTTGAGGACACTTTTGTAGGAGATCCTCCATTCTCTTTAGTTTGAACTCTTGTTCAATAGTAATTTCAGTCACTGGCATTGGTGGGAGTCCATAGTATGGGTCTGTTTTGTTCGAAGTCATAGTCATCAGCAGTTAGGATCTTTGCTAGTCGTGCATTCTGTAAGGCATCCTTTTCTGTGAGACCTTTTGATGCAAATGCGGAGACAACACTATTCCAAGTGTATCCATTTTCGCCAAAAAATTTTGAGCTAGTTTTTACGCCGAACCCTGGAGCGCCGCTGTAGCCATCGGTACTGTCTCCGGCGAGAGTTTGTATAAGGAACCATTGCCAACCCTCTGTTTCTGTGATTGTGAATGTTTCTTTTAAGTTATACAGCGATCCTGGTATCTGCTTCATATCCTTATCTGGAGAGACAATCATACAGTCATCATTCGATGTTGCATAAATCCCCATTGCATCATCAGCTTCTAATGCAGGCATGATGATTAATTGATATGATTCAGCTAATTTATTGATTACTCGCTTATAACCACAGGGTTTCTTGCGATTTCTATGACCCTTGTAATCTGATGCAACCTGCTTACGAAAGTTAGTTGAATCACTGAAGAACAAGATAATATCCGGATCGAAGAGTTCAGATTTGATCTTATCAAGTTCTCTGACAGTATTTCCATAAGCTTCCTTGAATGAACTACCAACTACTATTACATCTTCTCCATAATCAATATCATATTCAGCAGATGCACAAGACTTATAAACGATATAGTCTGCATCTATTAGTAGGGTTGTCATCCTTGGCCCCTACTCATCTTACGATCACCTTTTGCTTTTGATCGTTTACCTTGTCCTTGAGTTGTTTTCTTTTTGACGGACTTAATTTGTTCGCCTTTTTTTCCGTACAGCATTAGTGGGTTTGGCTCCAGTTTTGTCCGATTGTTGCTTCTGCTTCGATTTTGATCCTGAGGTTATAGAACTCTCCAGTTTCGAGAGCGCTAAGTACCAAGGATGAACATAAGTCTTTTGCATGTTCAGGTTCTACTTCAAATTGAATCTCATCATGGATGAAACCTAATTGAGAGCAGCATAATTTTAATTCTTTAATATGGTCTTGGTTGATAACCATCCAACGCTTAGCTACTACTCCAGCACCTGACTGAAGTAAATAGTTCAATGCCTTGTGCGAGCTATCAACAGCAATTTGTCTTCCATCGATAGATCGTATGAAGCCTTTCTCCGAAGCTTTCTTAATTGCTTCCAAGAGGTCTCCCAACCCTTCAACTGCATCAATGTATGCAGCGCGAATCTCTTTACCTTTTCGTTTAGCACTTGATGATGATAGTTGTTTGTCATAACTGTGTCCGATCTTTTCATCACCAGCACCATATAGAAATGCATACGTGACGGTCTTGACCAGTTTGCGTGTAATGCCTATTTTGTCAGCATTAACTTGATGGATGTCTCCGGTGAGGAGGATGTCTGCATATCTTCCGCCGTCCCATCTCGCAAGATAGTGAGATAGCATGCGAAGCTCAATGCCACTAAGATCAGCGCCGACCATAGTGAGACCTGAACTTGGTATGAAAAGCTTTCTAAATCTTTCGTCACTTGGCACTTGTGCAAGATTTGGCGACCTATGGGCACATCTATGCGTGGAGGTTGCGACCGAACAATGGTGATGGATTCTTTCATTCGTACATTGCTTCAGCCATGCGTTCACGCCTTCTGAGAGGAGCCCAAGCATTTTCATTACCGTCAAACATCTCGCAAACTTCATAGAAATCGGAGATGCTATTTCCGTCAGGACAACTTCGTCGATGATAGGTTTCCCAGTAGCTGTCAGACTCGTTGGAGTCCAGCCATAGAATGTTTGCAATATCCATGCAATATGATCTCGTGATGTGATGTTTGTTTCTTTTAGTCGAGTAAGGGGTGCACCCTTGACATATCCTTGCGTGCGGTTATCTCGTTTCGGAGTAAATTCTGCTCCTTTGACGTAAGGGTGTTGCCTGCATAGTGACTCTGCAATCTCTTGAAGCTCTTGTCTGAGAGTAGATGTAAGCTGCCATGCAGCAAGTTCGTCAAATCTCCATCCATGTATTTCTTGTTGGGTAAGGATTGTTTGTACTTGGTGCTCTAATGAGACCCATTCAGGTAGGGTGTGAAATGGTTCCAAAGTTTGGTGGTAACGTGAACATCTTGTATGCAATAATCTTCCATTTCTTGTGACCACTTTTTCCAATCAGTGTCTTTGCTGAATGAACCTTTAAATTCACCTAATCGATAACCGTAGGACTCAAGAGAATGGCGGCCATATAATTTTAATGGCATGTTTTTCCAATTATGTTTCTTATCTACTTCAATCATGTTCGAATGGTATAGACGTGATAGCAATAAAGTGTCAATGATAATACCAGGAGATATAAACCAAGGGTATAGTTTATTGAGTACAGGAATATCGAACCCAATAACATTATGGCCCATGATGCAGTCAGCGTC